ACTAAGCCACGTGACATTGAATGGCACGTGTCGGACTTCGGTCAGACCATTGAAGAATATGTGGTAACGACTGACGCCGAAGTGAAGGCTGACTGGCAGGCAAAGAAGGACAATGACAATGCCAAACAACAACTGATCAACCGAATTCTCAACGACTTCGGAATCGTGTTGAGTGTGGGTGATGAAGCCACTGACAAGCGCTGGGATCACCTAAACGATGAGTTGGACAGACTCAGCCTTGACACATTGAAAATGCTTGTACACAACTACACACCTTCACGGGTGTGATTGGTTCCCCGTGCACCTTGGGTGTGGCGTTCAATCGCAACACGGGACTGTGAGCAATCGCTCACTACAAAATACCTGAGGAGGTATCACCATGTCATATCAACTAACAGACTGGGATCTAGAGCAGATCACTGACACGCTGGACATGTATGAAGCGGGCACCGTAAGGCGGTACTCGGGTCGTGCAATGTACGGCGAGCAATGTCTCGGCATCGTGACCGAAGATGTGGCATCAGCATTCATGATCCTCGGATCGGCACTCGCTGACTTGGGCAATGACGGTAACGCATTGACAAGGAAACTTCTTCGTGAGGTGCGCCAAGACAGCATGGGTCGTGACTCAACTGTTGTCTACTTCCCATCCATCACAATGCCCGAGGGTTACGTGGAGGAGGACGAAGACAGCGACAACTAGTCGTAAGTGGTAGTCGGGAGCATCACGGGTTCGCCCGTGGTGCCCTCACAGTGCATCGGCGTTGTGTCGGTGCATTGTGAGGGCATACAATTGCCCGTTCAACTAATAAGACCTGAGGAGGTCACCATGGATGCAACTATTCACAAAGTAACTGGGCTTCGGATTGAGAAGACTGGTGACTCACGACTCCACACGATTGATCTCGTGATTGAGTACGAAGACTTGGCGTTCAGCCGTCCCCAGTGGGAGCAGGACAACGAGTCATTCGGTTACGCAAAGTTGGAGTCAACGATCACGCTCTTTATCAGTGACACCGCTGATATTGAGACAGTGTTGTGGAAGGCGATCGCAGATCTCACTTCCGACCTTGCCAATGCGTGAGTAATGAGCAATGGGCAGTCATGGCGCAAGCCATGGCGTGCTCGGAGTGCACTGACCCCCATCGGTGCATTCCGAGGACGCAAGTCCATAGTTACACAAACAAATCAGAATCTGAGGAGGTTCTTACCATGGGTGCAATAACACCAAAGCAACAGGCATTCATTCGCACGATGCTCTTAGAGCGTGCTTCAACACTCGGTCTTGATGAGGCTGGCGTTGATCAGTACATCATTGATCAGAAGGTGAATGAGTTGTCAAACAAGTCTGCGTCCACCGTTATTGATGCAATCAAGAAGATTGAGATCAAGCGTGTGGGCACCGATCACTTGCCGAAGGCAGAGCGCACCATTGTCAACAAGTATGCGAACCCGTGCTCATTGTGCGGTCATCCTGTACCTGTTGGTGCTGGTCACGCACTGCTCATCGGTGGTAAGTGGCAGACATATCACGCACTCGGTCAGTGCTCCAGCGAAACTGCTGTAGCGCCTGAGCGTGTGAGCAATGAGTTGTTCGGGACATTGCCTGATGGCTTCTATGCAATGAAGTCAACTGGCACCAATGACCTCGTGTTCTATGCGGTGAAGACAAACAAGGGTTTTCATGATCCGAAGTTCAAGGGTCACCGCTCCATCTACCTGATCGTAGGTGGACACAAGGACGAGCGACTCACTGGTGAGCGTGGCGTGAACGCTGTGAAGCGTCTCGTAGCGCTCAACGATGCAGAGCGTGTGCAGGCACGAGCACTGTACGGTCAAGAGATCGGACGGTGTGGTGTGTGCGGGCGTCATCTCACTGATGAGGCAACACGCAAGCGAGGCATCGGCAATGACTGCGCAAGCAGGTTGGGCATCTAGCCCAAGGATGTCATGGCGCAAGCCATGGCGCCCTCACAACACATCGGGCAACTGGTGTGCTGTGAGGACGCAAGTCCACTAACAATTACCTGAGGAGGTAACAGACCATGAATACACAACTAGGAGAACTAAGCGCACTGCTTGGTCGTGTTGAGCGTGTAGCGCCAGCCATCACGGCTGACCCTGCGCTCCATGCGTTAAGCAGTGCTCACGATGGCGAAGTCGCTGTAGACCTCGCCCAGCCTCTCTTCCCATTCCAGCGTGCTGGTGTGGCGTATGCACTCAAGCAACGCCGTGCCATCATCGGAGATGAGATGGGGCTGGGTAAGACTCCACAAGGCATCGCAGTAGCAGTGCACGCACACAAGGAGGGACACAAAGTCCTCGTTGTAGTGCCACCATCGCTCCGCATCAACTGGCAACGCTCCTTCGCACTGTTCGCACCGTGGCTGACAACAGCCATTGTGTCGGGCAACAAGGTGACGGCTCTTCCCAAAGCAGATGTGCTCATTATTGGTGACAGCATCATTGACACTTGGTCAGTGAGGCTTGTCAATGCCAAGTTCGGCGCACTGATCGTGGACGAGGCACACCGTGCGAAGAATGCAAAGTCAGGACGCACCAAGGGCATCTCACATATCGCTAAGTCAATCCCGACTGAGGGTTATGTGACGCTCTTGAGCGGAACGATCATCGTGAACCGTCCGAACGAATTGGTCTCGCCACTGTCAATCATTGGCAGACTTGACCGAGTGTTCGGTGGTAAGTCAGCGTTCCTGTTTCGTTACTGTGACCCGATCCACAACGGCTGGGGTTACGTGTACAACGGAGCAACCAACACCACTGAGTTGAACGACAAATTGCGTGGCACCTGCTACGTGAGGCGTAACAAGTCAGATGTGTTGAAGGAACTACCTGCCAAGCGCCGTGCTCAAGTTGCTACCGAGATCAGCAACACCGATCTCGTGGCATATCGCTCTGCTGAAGAGAACTTCCGTGACTTCGTCATCGCCAATGGCGGTGTTGAAGCATGGCAGAGAGCCTCTAAGGCTGAAGTGATTACACGCTTGAATGCATTGCGCAGGTTGCTAGGCATCGCCAAGATCCCGTATGTGGTTGAGCACGTAGAAGAACTTGTCGCACAAGGCGAGAAGGTCATCGTGTTCGCACACCACAAAGAAGTCATCGCACAACTAAGCAGTGCTCTTCATGAGCACGGCGTAGTCAAGGTGGCTGGCGGACTCAGCGATGTGCAGAAGCAGGAAGCAGTTGACGCATTCCAAACTGGTAGCGCCAAGGTGTTCATCGGACAATTTCAATCCGCTGGTGTTGGTCTCACATTGACCGCATCATCGCATGTCGTGTTCGCTGAATTGCCATGGGAGCCAGCCTCCGCAGTACAAGCCGAAGACCGTGCGCATCGCATCGGTCAAGACAACGCTGTGGTCGCATGGTGGCTACTGGCTGTAGACAACACAAGCGAGATCCCAACAGTGGACGATCGCATGTGGGCGCTACTGAATGCCAAACACGAGACAGTCTCGGCTGTCTTGACGGGGCATGGTGAGGACATGGGCGCCGAGGGTGCGACAAGCATCACTCAATCGCTCATTGAAGGCATCATCGGCAACGGAGGTTGATCGTGGGCGCTCGGCGCCTCATGGTCGGCGCCAGTAGCGACAGACGATGTGTTCTTGTCCTCACGAGAACCCATCACAGTGCATCACGGGCGCAAGCCCGTGGTGTTCTGACAGTACATTGGCACACCGCTTGTGTACTGTCAGAACATCACCCGATGTTCAAGTAACAACGCCTGAGGAGGCACCATGAAAGTAAGTCAAGCAATCAAGTTATTGAGTGAGATCAACCCTGACGAAGAGATCGCTATCTCTTGGTGGGAATCAAACTTGTTCACTGACAAAGACAACAACCAACTATTGGCAGACTCAGAACTGTGGCTCAAGGCAGTCGCAGTGTTTGACGCCAACGGTGGTTACGACAGCGTCAACCAGCAAGTGTGGGATTACCTCAATTACGACATCAATCAAGAAGGAGAGTTCTAATGTCAATTTTTGCAGACGTAACAGTCACATTCAAAACAGAAACACTTTATATGTGGATGGGTATCGCATACGGAGTAATTCAAACAACCATGTATTTCAAATTTAAGGAGAAGCGCAATGGCAAGTGAAGTGGTAGTCAAATGGTCTTGGGAAGATGCCAAGGCGATGTACCCACATTGGACTAAGAAGCAGTCCATTGAAGCAATGGAAGAAGTTGAAGGTTACGTCCACGAGCGAATCGTGGAACTGGGTAATCAAGTACTGGAACAAGTGTTGTACGAAATGGTTGAAATGTTAAACGAAATAGAAGCAGAGGAAGAAGAATGAGCAACAACGAAACACCAATCACTACGGGGTCAATCATTAACTGGGTTGACGTGGAAGGGAATCAATCAAAAATGAAAGTATCAGACGGAATCGGAACACCAATCGGTGCGTGGGCAATCATCAAGTGGTATGACTCAGGCATTGAGAGCGAGGTGTACATCTCGTTTGGCACGTGGAACGAGAACGAGTGGAACGGCGAGTTTGACTCGCTGGGCAACCGAGACGATGAGGTCTTCTTCTACTGCGAAGACGGAGAAGAAGAACTCAAGTCGCTCGTGGGCAATAGCAACGAAGACTTCGTGGTCTTGTCGTATGCCATTGACTACAGCATCCCGCTCGTGCTCGCTGACATGGAGGTAGACCAATGAGCAAGGCGACAATGGGTTACGGAGCAAGGTTGATAGTTGACAACCACCACGGCGTCTACAGCGCCATGGAAGCGTGCAGGATCGCACGAGAACTTGGGTGGGATGGGCGCCAGCCCACCGACATTGAGGACTCGTGGTACCAAGAGCAGGTAGCCACCGATTGGCTGAATGAGAATGTCGCTACTGACAATCACTCATTCGGCTGGTGGGAGGGCGGATACTTCTACATGCCACAGACGTGGTGGGAGGATGTCGCTTGATCGGGAGCATCACGGGCTACGGCTCGTGGTGCCCTCACAGCACATAAATTCTGTTTGTGTGTTGTGAGGGTACTGAGTGCCCGATAAATTAATTAATCCCTATAGACCTGAGGAGGTCGCATGTTACAACGAATGATCAAGATGAGCGTTGAGGAATGGGAAGAGACGTACAAGCCCATCGTCAATCACCTAGATGCAAATGCATCATGGGCAAGCGATGACAGTGATGGCATCATGTTTGAAACGTACGGTGCTGAGGTTGACTTTGTGTTTGACCAGCATCTTCAAAACACGTGGACATACGTGGACGGCGAAGAAGGCACGTACATCATCGCTGGACGTCACATCGTGAATCGCATTGGTTACTTCGTGACCGAGATGCCATGGAAACCTGAGTTCAACACCTACTACGAAATTCAAGTAATGAGTTACGAAGACATGTACGAAACAACGTTAGACCTTGAAGGGGGTAACTAATGACAACGTTAGACATCACCTGTCCCGACTGTAATGCCGAGGTCGGGGAATGGTGCAGACAGTACGAGTGGGTCAAGGATTACTGGCTGGGAATAAGCGAATACAAACAAACAGGTGTCCGAGCAGGGCACACACTCACACACTCATCACGAAAGCAGAGGAGCAATTAATGAAAACCATCAATGTGAAAGCAGGAGACGAAGTAGAACTGCTCGTGCAGATCTATCAGAACGAGACCTTTGAGTACACAGGAATTGTCTCAAGCATCAGCGACACCGAGTTGACACTGTGGACTGAAGACAGCCCACACTTTGACACTGGTGTTGAACGTGAGATTGACATACCGCTCAACAAGATCATTGAAGTGGAGGTGTTCTCGTGATCCTCGGTGGTTACCCAGTAGTGCGCAGGGACTTGGTAGAAGCGGATCTCTTGATCCCTTCCGTCAATACCAATGAGTACTACGGGCAGGAACAACTGTCCAAGATGAAGTACATCGGCAGTGTCAATGAGCAGTTTGAAGATGACGACTCGGGCGCCTACATCAAGTTCTA